GTAGGCATCGATACAGGCGTTGAGTTGCCTTGTGTTGGCATCTCCTTGGTCTGTGATGGCGACAAGAGATTTAGCAATCGTTCCGTCAAGTTCGACTGTTGCTTGAACGCTATCTCCGCTGGCAGGGGCGGTATCTGTGGCGGTTGGTACGGGGCAGTTGGCTGCTTTGACAGGAATCCGCAACTTGAAAGTTCCAGAGTCAATAGCAGAATGCAACTTTTGAGTTTGAAGTTTGGCTTCATAGTTTGCCTTTGCAAGTTTATTTGAAGTGTTGTTTACAGCAGACACTAATGCCTGTTCTTTTTGTCTAGCCTCTGCATTAAGTCGGGCAATTTCCATCTGCTGTTTAGCAAACTCATCTTGCCCACCTTTATAGTATCCACCGCCAAAGGATGAGCAGATAGCCATCAAGATAGCCAACAGCACCCAAGGATTAAATAAACTCATGGTGTTGGAGGTTCATCATTGTCTGTAGCCTCTGCCTTGGCAATTGCCTTGGCACTGGCTGAGACAGCACTACGACCAGCTACACCACCAAGGACACCAGTGATGAAGACCATAATGGTATTAATCTGCTGTGTATAGACTTTATCTATCGCTGCCATGCCATTCATAGGCTGAGTCACAAACGAAACGCTATACAAGAACATAGCTACAGAGCCAAGGAGAATCATCGTCAAGGAGAAGATGACAATAGCCCAAATTCTGACTTCAATTTCTTCAGGAGTTAGGCGGTTATTTTTGTTCATAACGATGGTAGGCATTACTTTTTCTCCTTTTCGGGTGTTACAAGCATTTCAGGGCAAGTACCTGTAGCGGTACAGATTGGGGGTTTACATTCAGCACTAGACCAGTTTTGAGGGTTTTGGCAAGGATACCTAAAACGGTCTTCGCACCCTGTCAAATATAGGATTGTCGCTAATAGAATTAGGCTCTTTACGATCTTTATCACGTTGTTTCCTTTCAATACGTTTCTCAATTTTCTCAATTTTATCTAAGGCATTTTTAGTTTCATTCTTTGCGTCCAGAATGTCTAAATACAACATTGCACCCAAAGGGAGCATCAAGGCAACCAAAATACAAGCAGCAATCCATCCCACTATATCCTCCTCAACTGGCTTACGAATATTAGCCACATCCATATATAGAGGAGGAATATTCCTGTTATTACTAGGTACGCCGACTTTGCTTGGAAGTTTCTTTGCCTGTCCTTGCGTAGCCATTCCCTGTACCTCTCTTGTGCTTCTTGTTTCAATCTAGCCTGTTCTTGCTCCTCTTGAATTATCTCTCTCATATCAAACACTTCAGAGTACAAAGCACCCATCTCTGGAGGACTTTGGTACACCATGCACTCACGAATCTGAACAACCAACTCAGCCATTTGCTGTTGAGCCATAACCCTGTTTAAGGCGGCTTCCATGTGGTTTTGGTCAGGGTCGTAAACGCTTCTAGACTTTTCTTCTTCCTCTCTTATGTGAGCAGCAAGTTGCTCTTGGATACGGAAAAATTCAGTGAGTTGTTTGACAATGTTGACCTTGACTTGAGTTTCATCAACTCGAACATACTTTTCTTTCTTTTTTTCCACAGGCTTGGTGGATGGCTTGGGATTCTTGTTAAAGAACCCTGTAAGTTGCCGCCAAAACCCGTATGCTTCTTGTCCAATCCCAACCGCTTCTTCAACTGTCGATTTAACTTCCATAAAGGAAGTCTTGACCTGCTTGTAAAGCTCACAACCCTCTTTGATTGCTGCAACACAAGCATTGGCGGCAAACAGGAGGGAGATAGGATCAATTTTGAGTCCTTATTGAACACCACGAGACTTTAACTCGTTTTCAATATCTTGTAAGGTTGGTGTACCTGTTGCTTCAGGAACTGGTTGTGGTTCTTGTGGAGGTGTTTGACCCATCATTCCACCTGCTCTTGCGCCCAAAGTAGCAGATGCCTTTGACAAAGTAGCCAAAGCATCAGCAGTCTTTTGAGTCATATTTTTAGCAGTAGCCAAATCAACCATTGCCTTGCGGTAATCAGGATTGAAAATAACATCAGCAAAATCAGCAGGACTTGCAACCAAATTACGAATGTAAGGAATTATTTCTTTTGATGCAAGACGAACCTGTGCGCCACCACCAGCAGCACCAGTAAACGCATAGGCTTCAGCACCTGTAACACCAGCCATTTGTGGTGACTCGCTAGACAGAACCCTTTGCATCCAATTCATAGCCAATTTTGCTTGGTTTAAATCAGTCTGATTTGGAAAAAGATCAGAAAACTCACTACCTTTTTTGTTCAACTCAGTCAAAGCAGTCTTAATACTGAAAGTTGGGTCTGTTGCAGCACCACCTTTAACTTGAGCCGCCCCCAAAACATCATCAAATTTTGATCTACGAATAGTATTCAAAACTTCATTAACTTGACTATTTGGGTTGTTTTGCATGACCTCAACCAAAAACTGTCTCTGTGATGAGGGCATACTTTTAAGTTTGCTCATTACATCTTCTGGAACAAGATCAGTCACATTTGAAACATCAAATGCTTTTGTTAATGGTCTGTCAGAAAACTGTTCAATTTTGGCAATATTGGCTTTGAATTTGTCTCTGGCAGCAACTAATTTATCAGCACCCGGAACATTATTTGCAATTGCTTCATCTAACGCTTCTCTAAAGCCATTTAAAACAGCCATAGAAATGCCTTTTGCTTGACCGGGAGCAACACCCTCAAAGATATTACCTTTTCCAAAATCAGCTTTTCCTGAGTAAACAGCATCACCCCAAGTTGACAAATTCTTTTGTAAACGATCAATGTTTATTTTTAAATTTTGAGCAGGAGTACCGGGAATAACATTTACAGATGCAGGTTGTCCTCCAGCACCCAAAATAGTAGATGGAATGGTTTGAGCAGGAACTTCAGGTGTTACATATTCATCAATAATGCGTTGCATTGCATTTTTGACAGGATCAAGTGCTTTTACTTCAGGAGGTATTTCTCCTAATTTACTTGTAATTGCATCAACAACAGGTGTTGTATCAATCAATCCACCAGCCCTTTTAGCCGCATTAAAATCAACTTTTGCATCTGACTTCAACTTAGAAGTCAAAGATTTTCCATAGTTATTGAATGAAGAAACAATTGCTTGAGTAGTATCAGCAATATTCAAAGTATTACCACTTGCTTTGTTGAACAAGTTTGACAAGTAAGATTCAATATCACCAGCTTGTGCTTGTCTAAACTCAATAGGTTTTTGACCAGATGCAGGTGTTCTTTCAACAGCGGCTTCTGTTGCCAATTGAGGACGATTCAAACTTAATTCACCCGGAGTCAAACGACCAACTTGTGACAATGCTTGAGTATCAGCAACAGATGGGAATGTACCCTCTGGCTTTGTCATCATGCCACCAATGGTTTTTAATCCACCTTTGGCTACATAAGGAGTAGATTGCAATAAAAGTTGAGCTACAGGACTTTCAGGAGCAACTTGTTGAGCTAATAATCCAGTTCCACCAGCAACACCAAACTCACCAGCAACACCCGGCAAAGTTCTGTTAAACAGTCCGGGGATGCCTAAAGCAGTTGCAGCAGCAGCAGGTGCGCCAGCTTCAGCAAATTGATATGCACCACGATAACCGGGTATCGACTGCATATTGAAACCAGTTAATTTGCTTATCGCTTGTTTGATTCCTGTACTAGAAAAAGCACTTGGATCATTACTACCTTTAAGGTAATCATACAAATTACCCCATCCACCAACCATGTTGATAAGGCCACTAGGAATACCTTTTAAAGAAGATTCAGCAAACTTTTTGAATTCATCTAATGATGTACCTTTATCTAAAACAGAACCTGTAGATGTAGTTTCACCACGACTTTGAAGTTCTGCCTCAATTTCAGCTAAAGTTGCCATAAGAAATCCTTATCGTTTCATGAGTTTAGAACGTAAATCTTGAAGTTCTTGAGTTGACATTTGGCTTAATGGTTTCCCATTAGCAGATGGCAAATTAACCACAGGAATTGTTGGAACAAAACCATTTAATGTTCTGTTTTTGCGAGCATAATCTTCCATACGACTTGTCTCAGTAACAATATCTTGATTCTTCTTAGTCATAAACTCAATCAATTGTTTGCGAGCTAATGCACTGTTTTCAAGTTGAGGAACAAGACTTTGAATAAACTTACGATCTTCGTTAGAAAAACCTGCTCCTAATCTACCGCCAAGAGTAGAAAGAATAACATCTCCAGCTACCTTTTGGTAATTTTCAGAACTAGCAAGTTTGTCAATATCTTTACCACTTGCCAAACCAAGACTTGCCAATAGATTTGTTGCTCCAACACGACCAGTAGCAAATGAACCGCTAATCAAATCATTTTGGTTCAATGTATTTAATTGTTTTAATGAATTTAATGCCGCAATTGATACATCTCGCTTGTCACGAGCAGCGGCAACAGCTTTAGCATCTAATTCGCCAAGTCCTTTAGCAAATGCTTCTTCACCTTTTAAATCAACACCAACACGCACACTCATAGCTTTTGCGGCAGCTAATTTAATTTGGTCATCAAATAAAGATTTATTAATTTTTGCAACTTGATCTTGTGAATAATCACCATACTTTGCATTAGCAGGAAAACCAAGTTCAACAGCTTTAGCTAAAAAATCAGAAGTTGTTTTTGATTGCTTATCAAGAGGTTCAAGTTCACCTTTTCCTGACTGCCATTGAGTTATGCTTTCAGGAGTATATTTACCTGTTTCAAGTAATTTCAATCCTTGTGCAGATTTAGGAGTGTAATAAGACTTAACTAAATCAGGATTTGATGCAACCGCTTGTGCTTCAGCTTCACTCAAATTATGAGTATTCATCAATTCTTGAGTAATATTTTGAGTTCTTAATTGCTCATTACCAATCTTTCCTGCTTCAGCAAAACTCTTAGATGCTGTTGCTCGTTCTTGCATTTGCTTTGTCATTGACTCTTGAATTGCCTTGGCACGATCAGCCAAAACAGTAGCAAACTGCATATCACCGCCTTGTGCAGCTTGTTGAGCAGCAGAAATCAATGATTGAGGATCATTAGGGTCAACATTTTTGGATAATGCTTGACGCTGAGAAATTAACTTTAATTGTGGATCAACACCACCCAAAGCACCGCCAATAGCACTGCCTAGTTGCTGTCCACCACGATAGAAGCCATATTGAGCTTGAGCTTGTGGAGTTAACTGAGCATATTGCAATGCTTGCGCTTGTTGTGCTTGATCTTGAGCAAGTTGATATTGCTCAGGTGTTGTGAAAAGTCCTGCAATGTCTGCCATGATGATTCCTTAATAGTTCCAAGCCGCAGGGTTATATCCAACATTTGATGAATTTACACCACCACCACTATATGCACCAAATGTAGTAGGTGTCGGAGTGAAGAATTTTTGAATGCCACTAATCAATTGAGGATTATTTGCCGCACCTGTTAAGAATGAACCTAATCCGCTACCAGAAGCACCAGCTTGCTGTGCTCTGGCGGCATTAATTCCACCAGTTAACAATGATTGACCAACATTAGCACCAGCAGTGGCTGAACGACCACCCAACTGTGCGCCAATATCTAATGGTTGTTGTCCAAGAGACTCAATGGTAGAACCAGCACCTAAATAAGCACTGAATGGACTCAATGCACCAACCTGACCAGCTTGATATTGACCCAATAAACCAGCACCTTGACCAAGCAATCCTGTGCCAAATGCTACGTTCTGTTGACCAGCTTGTTGAGACTGTGCCGCTAACTGAGCATCTTGTTGTGCCAATGCGTTGTAGTAAGCCTCTAACTCAGGAGTAGTTGCACCTAAACCAGTCGCACCACTTGGTCTAGCACCTGTAGCACCTACAGACAATCCACTACGACCCTGTTGATACAACTGGTTCTGCAACAATGCCATCTGTCTTTCACGACTAGGGGCAAGCAAATCCTGTTGTTGTTGCATATATTGAGCAGCAACTTGTTGAGGACTCTGTGCAAGGTATTGTTGACCTAATCCAAACAATCCTTGTGCGCCTTGTTGAAGTGGTGCATATTGCTGTTGCGCCATCTCAGCTTGAGTTAAAGCACGACCCGTAAGACCTTGTAATCGGTTCTGATAGGCTTGTAGTTCAGGACTGACAGTGTAGCCAGCACCAGTTAGATAACCGCTAGGGTCAAACTGAAAGTTGGAAGTGCCGTAACGACTTGTTACGCCAACAGGACGAAACCTAGCCGCTTCTGCTGCAATTCTTGCCGCTTCACGTTGAGCTTCCGCAGAGGTGTTAGCCGCACCTTGAGTATCGCCTGATTGCATTGAACTGCCAATCAGACCTAACCCTCCACCAATTAATGCTGCTTCTAGTCCCATTTATATTCTCCTGACAAATATTTGTCTTTGTTTTTCATCTGAACC